TCATAGCAGCGATTTTAGGATCATTACTCGCATTGATGTCATGACTAAAGTAGTATGATTGATTTTTCGCCATATCTATCACTCTTCACTGTCATTAAATAAATTATCCTGGGCTCGACGTCCCATAATAAACTTTATGCACTCATCGATCAAGTCTTGAACGGAGATAGCGAATGTAGAGTCTGCATATTCAACATTTAACCAGTCTGTTTTGAACTTGAATTCGTTAGGAGTGTTCATATCAGATACGATGCCTTCAACACCAACCTGGTTAATAAGACCTTCAATGTCGCCATACTTAAATTTAAATGTATTTACCAAAAATGGAATTTTAAATTCTTCCAAGAATTCAAAGTTCTTTTTCACAATAGACTGCAGTTTACTGAATGCTTGCAGAAGTTCAGGACGTGGATCATCTTTAGATTTTAGTGTAAATACATCCGTAAGGCCTGTGGCAGATGGTTTCTGGTAGGCAATACTGATGTCGTTATCTTTAATTTGAATTGATTTAATAATCATAAGGAACTCCTTTCTTGTTCTACGATTACTAATTTACCAGTAGCAGCTTGAACCGCTTGTTTGAATGTTTCTGCATCTGAGTTGCTATCTGATAAATGTAGTAGCCGTATGTCTTGGCACTTAGTTAGGTCCATAGATTTGAGGAATTTAATTACGTTTTCTAGCGAAAAGTGAGATTGAATTAATCGTTCCATTCGCTTTATATCCAAAGAACCATTTTCTACATATTGGTTTAAAATTTCGTAAGAATGGTTACATTCGACCATAATATGATCAACATCCTTAAAGGTGTACCTGCAGTAATATGTATCAGTGATATATAGTAGTTTTTCCTCTCCATCAGAAATTAAAAAGCCAACATTAGGAACGTCATGTTCTAATTCAAAAGGCAAAATGCTGAAGTTGCCTATTGTAAATTGAACCTTAGGCGTAATATTGATGACTTTGTGATGTCCTGTTACATATAATGCATCTGCGGTATCTTTTAACATATACACACGATGTCCTAGCTTTAATAGATCATTTACAGCCTTGCTATGGTCTCCGTGTTGATGTGTGAGCAACGTGCCGCATAGGTGTAGAAAGTTAAAGCGGCAATACCGTTGGATTTCTTTAAAAGTTAATCCAGCATCTAGTAGTAATTCGTCACCATTTGTTGAGGTTTTGATTCGGTAGCAGTTCCCTTTAGAGCTACTACCGAATGCTTGAATACTAATCACAATTAATCACCGAACATATTGACTACTTCGCCCGTTTCCGGATTAACGAACTCATTGGTAGGGGTAGGTTCAATATCGATTACTTCACTATTAGCGTTTTGATTAATAGTTTCAGTGACTATGTCAGCTGTATCAATAACCTTTCCTTCAACATCAATGATTTCATCTGCAGTCTGTAAACCCATTGAAATTTCAGGCGCTGTAGTTCTAATCAACCATGCTGCAGCTCTGTAACGTAACATTTGATCCGGCATGGTTTTCCATTTAGAACCTTTCTTGTCATACCAGCCTTCCTGTTTGGCTAGTGCGATTGTTACTTCAGGACCTGCGATAATTTCTTCTGAGCCCTTTTCACGAGTGTAAGCAATAATACCTTGAGAGTCTGTTCCTTTTTCGCCAGTAGGTTTATATTTAATAGCTTCAAATCGACCACATTGATTAAAGGTTGCAATCAAAAACTTTGAAGACCAACCAGGATTGCCATATACGATATATAAATTTTGCATTACCATTAATGGGCTAGCATTCATTCGAGTTGCCATTTCTAATGCGATAATAGCATTTCCCATATTCTGCTCACCCTGGAATTGTTGAGGGACCAACGTGGAATGTGTAAACATTTTTGCTTGTCGTTGTAATAATTCAAATCCTTCTGCAGATTGAAAACCAGGTAAATTTGTATTGCTTCTAGTTGCTATTTCATTTGCCATTATGTACCTCCTATGCCACGTTTTCGCATACAGCGTGGATATCTAAGTTAGATAAAATATTGTGAATTTCTAAACGGCCCTTTTGAGTCCATTTAGTTGTGATTTTAGAGTCTAAGCGACCATCACTTCTGCAGAATGTAAAGGTTTCGGATTTAGTGAAGCCTTTTGACATATGCTGCTTGTAGAGAATCCATTGATCACCGACCTTACGTTGTATACCAGCTTCATGTAAGATTTTATTTAGTTCTTGAGCACTCATGCCGTAGTCAGCGGCAATTTGTGTGATTGTTAAGCAAGATTTGCTTGAGAGGATTTTATCCACGTAATCCTTAACTGGTTTAAATTCTGCTATCTGCTGCTCTTGCTGAGCGACAATGGCTTTGGTAGCATTGTGCAATTCCACCTCGTTAGCATAAGCTCTAAGGGCTTCAGGCAACGACTTTGGAACCGCAAGGGAATATGACCCCGTTTTACGGATGCTAGGAATTACATCATGAGTGACCCATCGTTTAAATGCTTTTAATTTATTAACACGTTCCTGGATATATTCATCACTAACACCTCTAGCTTTTGCTGGTTGTAGCGAAAATAGCAATTGGTATAGTCCACTTTCATTAACTATGGCTACCTCTTGTATTCCACCAGGGGTATTCATTTGCGTATACCCCTTTTCATCTGCATCTAAATCCTGCATAATACGATTTCTGTTTGTCGCGCCAAATACATCGCATACATCTTTTGCAACAAACCAAGGATTTCCATTTTGTTCGATAGCACGAACTTGGCCAAATGTATCATTTTTAAAAATCTGTAAATCATTCATATAACTACACCTCCTCGACAGTTAATTGCGGTTTCGATTCATCAACGATCAACTTAATCGTTTGACTATTAACAGGAATAAAGTCAGTTACAGCTTCGGCATTATCAATAAACACTGGAGCATTAACTTTAAAATAGCTAGTCAATGCATTGATAATATCCAGGCCTACATTAATGCGTGCTGCGTTGTTCATGCTGCGATATGGAACACCTTTATAAGTAGTTTCGCAACATTCTTCAACGTTGCCATTTAACATGACATTAAACATTTTGAATCGTGCTAATTTGAACCTTGCATTAATGCTTTCTTCAAGCATATTGACCTTAGCTTTAACGAATTCATCCATCAGATAAGATGCTTCATCGAGCTTCATTTTTTCTTCGGATAATTCAGCTTGCTTTGCCTCGAGTTCAGACACACGTATATCAATACGCTTAATTTCAGCGAACTTGTTGAGTTCCTGTTCTAGCTTCATGCGTTCTGTTTTGTTGGCTGATATTTTAATCTCGAATTCAGCAATTTCTTCCGAGTGATCCGAGTTATCTTCATCAATCGCCATTTGCAACATAAACTCCTCAGCTTTTAAGCTTGCATACTCGGAATCATCATCAAGGACTGGTACAGTTAGTTTCTCAAGCTCTTCAGCTATAGTTCCCCTTAAGAGTTCTTTTGCTTTAATAAGAGCCTCTAACGTTTCAATAGGCTCTAAATTAGCATCACGCTTTTTGATGCCTTCAATATCCTGTTTCTTCAGAGCAATAGAGCGTTCAATCTCTTCTAATTGCTTAGACTTTTTGAGATTATGATTCGCTTCTGCCTTAGCATAAGCATCTTGAATTTGCTCTGCAGGGAGTTTTTGACCGCAGGTTGGACAATGATCGTCAATATCCGCAACAAATGTTTCTGCATTAATCTGACTTCGTTGAATAGTTAATTCCTCAATTAAGCCTTGAATAAGATTGATTGTTGTTGCGGATTCATCTATACGGCATTTTGTATCCTCAATCTTAGCGGTTAAACGATTAATTTCAGCTAAAACAGAACCATATTCATTAGATTTTATTGCAAGTTGTTTTTTTTGGTCCATTTGCAATTCGGTTTCACGAGCCATAATCTTACGTTGGACTGTTTTTAATTCAGCACGTTTATCAACGAGAGAGTGACCATTCTGCAATAAGGCTTTGTCGTTTTCTAATTTTTCGATATCTGCATTTAAGGTATCGATGTTAAGTCGCAGCACTTCTGGATTAGCAGTCACTTCAGGCTTACCTCGTAGCACTTCATCGATTCTAACCGGCAACATATCCAGCTCTTTATTAATAGCTGCCTTTTTAGACGCAACCACTTTTCTATGATCATCAACGCTATGGCCAGATAAGATATCTGTTAAAATTTTTAATTCATCATGGCTTGCGATAACATCTTCGTCTGAGATATCACCGCACATTTCCAAAAGTAACTTGCGACGATTTTGCCAGGAGTACGTTTCGTTAAAATACAATGGATTTGTAATTAATTTGAAGATGCTTTCATCGACAAGAGAACTAACCATTTCTTTGTATTCTTTTTCTTTTTTAGGAACACCATCGACAAAATAATCTGTCGTATGACCTGTGAGGGTAATTTCGCCACCACGAGGGGATGAATACTTTTCACGATACACACGCTTAAGTTCAACTGTGCCCCCTTCGTCCAAAGTAAAGGTTCCTGTTACTTCATGATTAACTTTATGGATAGGTTCGCCACCATCCAATGTCTTAATTTCGAAGTCAGCTCTATCTAGGCTATCTTTCCCGAACAGCAACCAGCATACTGAGTCGAACACAGTAGTTTTCCCGGTGGCATTATCACCACGGATTACGACATCGCCATTAATATTC